AATTACCTCAATTAATTCACCAAATCGAGTTAATAGATAATCTCCATGGTTATATAATTCTTTAGGGTGTGAACAGCATGGCTCAATAAAATCAGTTGGTTTAGTTAAAAGTTCTTCAGGAAATCTATCATCAAAATGATAAATTGAATTAGTTGGCTCGCCAAAATCTTCAACAATTCTATTTGTATATACTCTTAATTGTGTACTTGGTAGAACCTCAAATACTTGATATCCCCCTATAGATGTTTGACCTGTAATTATACTCTTTTTAAGAGAACCTAAACAATCTTTATCTGTTAATTGTAATTTTACATAATTGTATGTGTATGAAAATCCACTTTGAGTTTGTTGATTTAATAATAAATTCAATGGTAAATGTTCAACAGCAAGAATATATTCCCCTTCTGTTAAACTATATACTGTTTTTCCACTAATATTCCCATTACCTATATATGTTGCAATATCAGATTTTGTTGTTGCGCTATTAATTGTTAACCCTGAATTTACTACTAATATTCTCGTATCGTATTTTAATCCATAATCATAATTTTCAATATATATAACTTTTGGTTGTATTGTATATCCTGTAAAGTTATCACAAAATGTAATACCAGATTCTGTTGATATTGTATTTGCTGATGTTCCTTGATAACTAATGATTTCAAATATTTCATTATGACTTTTACCACTACATGGGTCTTTTTCGATTCTTGGTGTAAGACCGTCTATTCTGAATTTAACTTCTTTATTTGCAGCATCGATTATGTTTAAATCAATAATGTCAGTATTAGTAACTCCTGTAATTTTAAACATACAATTATTACCAACAACTCTTTGAATTAAAACACCAGCATTTTGATTGTATCCACTTAAACAATTTGCATAAATATAGAATGGCCAAGTAGTTCCGCTTTGAACTCCGGCTCTTTCATATCCAATCACTTCAATGAAAATATCCGTAATAAATGTACACCCAGTTGGTATTGAACAATATGCTGTTCCATTTCCTGTAACTTCAACGCTTATTTTATCAGCATTTTTTACAACACGATAATCACCATAAAATCTATAATCAAAATATTCCTTTACTGAACAATCGCCAAGTCCTAATTTAACTGATGAGAATTTAATCATCTCTTCTCCATTTTCATCCGTGAAAAATTCAAAGTTTAATAATGGAACTGTTTCAACATAATAAGTTTGTCCAGTTGTTCCTGTAAACGGTCCATAATCTTCATATCCAGCACTATATCTTGTTGTTGTAACACCTGTTAATAAAAGATTTGTTAATGAATTAACCCATAAACTTTTAATTGTTGTAACATCTGGCGATAAATAACTTTTATAATCACAAATAAGTGCAAGATTTATTGTATCTCCGCTAGCTAAATCAGTACAGCCAGACATAGGAAAAACATTAAATAATTTTGCACTAACGCCTGGAACTGATGTTGTTCCACTTACAGTAATTGGCGACCCGCTATATATTGTTCCGTCAATTTCTATTAATGGATAATATGTAACACCTGTTAATTTGATTAAACTTCTAAAGTTAACCTCTTCTCCTAACATAGTTTCAAGGTCTTCTTTAATTACTGTATCAAAATCAGGATATAATGTTTCTGTAAATTCTAAAGGTTGGCAATCGAATTTGTATTGATATTTTGGTCTACCGAAAAGATTATTTTCAATTAAATTACCTCCAGTCCATTGTGTTGTTGATGATAAAAGTTGTTCAAGTAATTGCATCCAATACGGAGATATTCTGTCAACAAAATCATTAGAGTCTATAAAATTATATGGGGTAAACCCACTTTGACTTAAATAATCCTGATACACATCTTCAAGTTGAATATAATTCTTCTTATATCTAATTTTATTTGAATTAGTAACAAGATTATGTATAAATGTATCAACAAATTGCGCAAATGTTATACCTGTTTGTGGGTCTAATGTTGCTGTTCCAAATGATATTTCAAGTTCTCTACCTTTTGTAAAAATATCGTAGTCAACAGCTCTCGATGGGGAAATATATACCCCAATATTTTTTCTATTTAATATAATTTCATCTGTATGTGTTGTTCCGTCATCGATAATTGGTTCTAACCCATATCCTGTATCTAATCCTGGTAATGTTCTGAATATATTAAAATAATCCTCGCCGTAAGTGTATGGTTTATTTTTTGTTTTAATTGTTTTTGTTCTTCCAGTTAATACGGAATTTTCATTATCAAGAATTAATGGAGAACGATGACTTAATGTATTATCATACCATCCTGCACCCATTCCAAAGAAAATACCTTCAGTTGTATTATATCCTTTTCTTGGTAGTCCAGTAATTTCGTCTACAGGATAACCTTCTCTTGTGAATGTAGTTGTTGCTGTGTAAATTACATTGGTGTATGTGTATCCACTTGGGTCAAATGTTGCGTATGAATATGTTTTTTGTCCTTGAATTACATCATATATGTCCCTTTCTAAATTAAAACTAGATGGCATTGATGTAACTTTATAAAGATACTTATCAATTTTAATTAATGGCTCCGGCGCACCTAAAAATTTCAAAAAGAAATTAATTGATGACATAGTTCCTTTAGATTTAAAAATGTATGCTAAATTTACAAGCATTCTTCTATAAAACTCATATTCTGCTTCAACTAAGTTATAACCAGTTGTTACACCAGAATAAGAAGATGGTTGTCTTGTATATAACATTTCGTCATATGCCTTTTCATCAAACAAAACAACGCTAGAAAGTCCAAGGTTTTCAGAAAGATTTTTTAATAATAAATCGGGTAAATTGTTAATTCCATCATAACTTACATTTCTCATGTAAGCAATGTTATCAATATATTTTTTTACACTATCAAAACTTTGTCCATATAATTGAAATACACTCTCAGCTCTTTTATCATCTGTATCAAACTCAAATAACTGCGGGGCAGCTAAAAATCTAACCATTAAATTAGACTTATAATCATCTATTTCATCAGAAATGTCACTTAAACTACGAACATAACTTTCATAATCTAATCCAGCTATTTGTATATTCCATCCGTCACTTGTTACCGGCCAAGTATATTGAACATTAATTAAAACAGTTTTAGAACTATCTGAACTATCTTTTGGTACTTGAAAACTGGATGTGTATATCGGATTTGTTTCTCTATTCATTAAGGATTCTTCCAAATCATCTAATCCACTAAAAAATTCTTCAACTAAACCATCATTTGGCCTGATTAAAAAATTTGATGAACAAGATTGTCCACTGAATGGGTTTCCATAAACAACTAAACTTAATTGATTATTTGAATCTGGTTCTGTATATCCGAGTATTGGGAATTGTAAACTATTAAAATAAACAATATATTTGGTATATGAAGAATAAAAGTTTCTTAATTCATTCTCTGTTGTTGGTTTTGTATCACTGTTAGGCGTTGTCAATAAAATATCAAATGGATTAAATATTTTACTTTTTTCAATAGAAAATGTCGTTCTATTTACACTTTTATCATATGAAACGTTTGTTGCACTATATGTATTACTACCTATCGGACTATCTGACACAACTTGAATTCCGGCTGGAAATTTTAATATTATTCTTTTAACCGAAACTTCAATTCTACTTTTTAATGACCCAAAAAGAGATTTATCTGCATTCTTTTTGTTTCCTTTAAATTTAATAGTATCTGTTCTTCTTTTCGATGTAGATGATGACGATTGTGTTGTTGGAGCGTTTTCTTCTTTATTAATTGAATCAAGTGTGAAAAATTCTGAGAAAACGCCGGTTTTAAATATTTTAGAGTCCCTTTCTGGTATCGTTTTATCAAGGTCAAATACAGTATTAGTAAGCGCAGCTGTTCCATTGGTAATTTGTCTACCAACTAAAAAATCACTAAATGTATCTTCTCCGCTAGCCGCTTGACTAGGAACTTTTCTTTTAACCATTATTGTGTAATTGTATCAAAATCTTGACTTTCATCAATACTAGTTCTTTCTTCACGAATTTCATATAATGTTTCATTAAAGTCATCCTTGATTTCGTAAAGATTATATTGTTTATATATTTTATTATTTTTACCATATATGGTATAAATTGCATCTGCAACTGCCTTACTTTGATTACCATATAATGCGTGAGCTAATGTTGATGCGTCATGTTCAACCATTTCAACCTCAACTGTTGTTGGATTAAAATATGTATTTGTTAAAATAATTTTTTGTTTTGGCGTACCAATAAATGGAACTGTATTTGGTTTATTTGTTGGAGCTGAAGATGGCGTTAGAGTTAAAAACATTAAGTTTGTTGTCTGGTCACTATATTGATATCTTGTTGCCTTTGTTGTTGTTGATGTTAAATTAACTGTTACTGGTGTACAATAGAACGCTGAAGTTACTATTCTATAAAAATTAGGTATTTTTTTATTATCTGTTGTGTCAATATATTCAACTCTATATCCAACTAAACTTCCTGAAGAGTTAGAAGGTTTAAATTTATTTCTGTCTGCTGAAGGAACATTACTAAGGTCTATAATAATCCCTCTGACCGATGGTAGAGACGCTAAGATTCCGCAATCAGTAATTGTTGTACGAATTTGTTTGGGTCTTATATGGAGTGTGTAAACACCTAATTCTGCAAAGTCATCTGAGGATAGTTTTAAATTATAAAGTCCACCTAAAATTTCAACATTCGGTGCAGCTGTATCATCTGTCGTGGTTGCATTATGAAAAACAGGTGTTAAAACATCTGCAGAATTTAATCTTTTTAGTGTTACTTCAGAGGTACTGGCTCTATCTACAACATAGTGATAGTAGATTTCTACGTCCTCCGGACTTACATCTGCTGGCCTTATAATTCCATATGAACCTATTGACATATATTATATATTTAAATTTGTTATTAATTCTTCTTTTGTTATAGAACATTTTGTTCTCTTTTTTACGTTTTCTTGCCAAGGAATAAATTCAAGATTAACAATATTTCCAATATTCATATTAATAAATATAATTTTTATTGTTTTCGAACATTAAAATATCCATTACCATATATTCTTAATTCGCCAGTGCTATCAATTTCTGATAGTCTTAATGATTTTTCTAAAACTCCTTGTTTTCCTCTTTCGACAAAAATATCTGAATAAATTACTGGTTCATCAATAAAACCAATGAAATGTTCATTCCGTGTTAACATTTTGTTAAAAACTTCCTCTTTTGCAAATTCACTGGTATTTCCTGTAATCGTTGTAATTCCGTCAGCAAAATCTTGATAATATAAATTATCAATGGTGTATGCTGAATATGGTACGCCAGCGGTAGTTCCTGTTGTTACGCCAGTATATACGTTAGTTGGTCCATAAAGTTTTTTTTCACTAATTCTACTTCTACCTATTGCCGCAAATCTGAATGTAGTGTTTCCTGTATTGTTTGTATAATCTAAATCATTTAAATAATTTAAACTTTGACCAGTTATAGTAGTATATGGAATAGTAAACCCACTAAACGTGCCGAGTGGATTTATTACTATTGTATTAGATGGTATTTGAATAATTTTACTTAACCTAAATTTAGTCCATGGGGTTATCATGGATATTGTAACAATAGTTTCACCAGTTGTTAAATATGTATTTAATGCTGTTAATACTGTTGTTGATAATGATGAAGATGACCCGTCGCCCCAATCAACTGTAAATTCAATATCATGTATTGCACTTATTTTAGTTGTATTAATTGTGTTATAAACTTGTAAAGTATTTCCTGTTTGTGTATAACTAAAATTACATATTTGTTCAACTTGTTCTATTTCGCCATCAAATCCAACCATTACTCCCATTTCATCAATAGATGCTTCTAAAAATAATGGAATATTGTGTGTTACGCCAGTTTCTCTTAATATTTCATATTTATTTTTATATGACTTATCCATTATTGTTTTCTCTCATAAAATACTATTGAATTATTTGTAGTACCAATTCTATTCCCAGTAGCTCCGTTATATGTAAATATTTGATAGGAAAAGTCCGTTCTGTTTATTATCATCTTGTAGTATAAATCATATTCTTCAACTATAGTTGATGAAGAATTTTTATTTACAAAATCGAGAACTGTACCATCTTTAGCATTATAAAACTTTGCTGTCATATAAAATGTGTTACCTGTAATATTTGTTTCGTTAAATGGTGTTTCATCCATAAACCAAAACAAATACATATTCTCTGAATTTCTATAATTTGAACCGGTAAACACAGGAAAAAATATATATTCATTAAGCGGAACTCCACCTACTGTTGTCGTTCCAGTAAAAAATATTTTTTCTCCTAATGGTAATGTTAAATTCTTAGCAAAAACTAATCTTCTATTTTTTTGATTAGGGGATTCATCATTTGGCGTTTTATAAAATTCTAATCTAAAAAAACTATCGGTAGATGCTCTTAACATTTGATAGTTTTCATCCAATGATAAACCTATTACTTGATAATCTTGAGTATATGTACTTCCTGAAAGAAAATAAAAATTAAACCAAATATCTGTTTGATAAATTGAATTTACTGACGTATATGGAGCATGAATGAATCTTACAGTTTCGTAATTTTCTATTGGATTAATAATACTTGTAAGGATTTCTTTATCTAATTCTTCCGCACCTTCTGTCCAACCTAAATCTGTTTTAAAATTAGTATCAGGCGATATTATTATTTTATTTTCAATATTATTACGTAAAATATCCATTTAACATTTAAATTTAGTCACTTTCTTTACACCATCAGTTTTATTTGAATATAATTGTTCATTACGTAAATAGAAATTAATGTCAGATTTAACATAATGTATGTTATTTATGAATGGAAAATTAGTTCCGAAACCATCTGGGTCAATAAAACCATGGTCATATAAATCTCTCCATTTCCATAGTAACTCATCCCCAAAATATTTTGCATTCTGAGGTAATCCATAAACTTCTTTTGTTTCTGATAATTCTACATATGGTGATAATTGTCTTAATTTTACTCTATGATGCGGTTGATAATAATATCCGAATGGATTAGTTACACTTGCACCAGAAAATGTGGTTGAGCCTGTCTGGTTATAATCAAGAACAAATGGTGGATTTCCAAATTTATGAAATGCTTCGCTAACAACCCTTTCTTTTAATTCGTAATCGTTATATTCAATAAAAGCGCCAGTTAATATTGTTCCTAATGGTATTTCAGTTCCGCCAGTAAAATAAAATGTTCCGGCACCTGTTCCTGTAATTGTTTTTGAAAACCCAGTAATTGGAATTGTCGTTTCAACTGAAGTATTTCCATTAAAATGTTCATCCATCCATGTATCATGAAAATTAAATTTATATCCAACTTTGGGTGGATACGTGAAATAACCGTTACCATTAATTAAAATAACAGATACATAAACATCCGTTGGAAGAAACCCGAGATTGTTAGTTAATCCAGTTAACACAAATGAATTTTTAAAATCATATATTAATGATTCCATTCTATTTCTTGTAACTAAAACATCATTTTCTCCCGCAATATTTTCAAAAAGTATTTTTTTTTCATCTTCCCATATTGGTGATTCAAAACCAGCTTTATCAAGAATATAATCTGTTTCTACTGTTAATGTTTTATGTTTGTGAACGTAATATGTTGACGTAGTTCCTGTTATATTATCTATTTTTATGCATCTTTTACCAAGTATAATTGTTGGAAATGTTGTTCCAGCTGGTAATTCTGCCTTGGCAATATCTAACACAAATTTATCTGAATTATATATTTCATCTCCTACACTTACAATTGTGAATGTTCTTGCTGATACTGTAATGTAACTATTCAATGTTCCACCTGAAATTGTTATATATTCACCTACTGACATTCCATGTTCAACAGGGCATGTAAGTTTATATGTTGTTCCATAATCTGTTACTCTGAATGGTATTCCATCACTAGCAATAAATCGGCATAATGTTCCGCCAGATAATGTATATGTCATTGGAAATGAACTATCACCTGAATATACATATGATAAATAAAGATTCCAATTATGGTATGGTGCTTCAATCGATGTAATTGACATATGGGGAGAACCGCCACTAACTGCTATGCTTGGTGTATATGCGCTCAACACTGCGGTATCTCTTGGGGTATTAATTTCTCTAATAACATCTCGTCTAAGAAATGAAAATTCATCAAAGGGTAAAAACCCAAATTCGAACTTACCATCACTACCATTACCTACAAGATATAAATTTTTAGCAAGAGTATAATAATCAGTTTCGCCACTATACATGTTTCTAAAAACCATCTTTATTTTACCATGGATTTTATAATTAGAACTTGCATTTCTTTCCTTATCAAACACGGTTGATGTGTCAAGAATTATTGTTCTATCTCCCTCTCTAAGTAAATTTTTAGATTCATCTAAAGTTATTCTTAAATTCAAATCTTCTTCAGGTGAATTATAATATTTCTTAGTTGGTAATATGATTCTCTTGTTTTCCATTATTCTGCTGACGGGAACGCTCCTTTTGGCCCAAATCTTTTAATAAATTTATCCATACCAGTATTGCCCGGTCTTAAACCAAAGTAAAATTGAAATGGTGTTGATAATATTTGTTTGGTTGTTTTATTATAATAATCTCTTGTTTTTTTAATTACAAAATCAACATTAGTATCCCAGTACATTGAATGCCATCCAACTATTCCATCATTTCCTGCAGGACCATATCTTGTGTAAAGTTTTCCACTATCTGGCTTATATCCTGTTACACCATGTTCATCTACTTCTTGTGTCCATCCTGTAACATATAGATATGTAAATCCAGGATACTGTGAATTATATGTATCATGCTCATCAGATTTACCAAAATCAGTAATAACATTAACGTCAACTGAATCTATAACATTTCCTGGTATCACTTCTCCATCAAAATCATACGTCATTGGTAGTAATAGATATTTGTCTGATGGGTCATCATTAATACCATTATATTCATAACCATATGTCATACCTTGTAATGGCTGAGCTGAAACGCCAGTATATGACCATGCTTGATTATATTTTTTTTCTTCATCATATGGCCCAAAACCTGTACCACCCTTTTCCCATAAAAAGAAAGGAACTACCTGTGATGCTTCTGTTAATCTTCCAGGCTCATTTAAACATGCTCTAACTTGTTGTCCATCATTATCTAATGAAAATGTAATTGGAGTTGGGCCAAATATACCTGTTGTGAGTTGGAATACTTCAGAATATAAATCTGGGTCTAACATTTGATATGAATACCCAATATATCTTGGATTTTGAAGGTCGAACTCAAATATTCCAGCTTCATTGTTTATTGAAATTAACTGTAATATGTCTCCGTTTAATACTCCATTATTAAATCCATTATCTAAAAATCCTTTATTACTAAAAAATTCCTTAAGCGCATTGTTTTTACTTTCATCCTCACTTTCATAATCATATGTGTCCAATCTATAATTTATAATTAAACCCATAATTTCACCAAAATTTTGAAATGATGTTGGACCAATAGTTCTTGATACCGAACAATTTGGGTCAAGAGCTGGGTCCGTGCAAATTTCGCTTATAAATTCATCTCTCGGCCCTAAATCTACAAATGTTGTTGGATGATTTAATTTATATTGTTTTGATTGGCGCTTTGTTGGTTTTGAAAATGGGTCTAGAGGTGGACTAACAAGGGTTATAAATTCCCCAAATTTATTTAACGTTGAATCATATGCTGTTGACCTATAGTAAAACTTTTTAACTGCTGTTTTGCCACTAACTTCCTGTACCTTATAATAAACGACTTTCTTACAATATCTTGTATTTTGATAATTTAAATCTAATGTATCTTCATTGTCCCATTTAACTTTTGCTTTAAACTGAAAGAAATATAACGAACCACTTAACCAATTATCAATAAATGTATAATTAACTATGCCT